ATTTTCTCTACATAGCTATATCCACGACTTACTAACAATCTTTTTGCTTGTTTGCAATAATCGCAGTCTAACTGAGTCCAAATAATTGCATGTTTCATTCTTTTAGTTCTCCAATATGTTGATTCAGTACTGCTAACATACTCGATACAGTGGAATCATTTAATTGTAATATATATCTAGCGTATTCTTCTACTTCATCCGAAATGCTCATGCTAGGATCAAGCATTAGTGTAGTATCTGTATCTCTAACAGATATCTTCTTATCTAATAGATCTGAGTGCTCCATATTACTCAGTTCTGCCATATCACCCTGTACCTCGTAAACAGTGTGATGATAATCGGTTGCCGGCATAGGATCTCCGGCTTTAATTGTTTTACGAATTAATTGTGGTACTTCTAGCTTTTTCCATTCATGAACATGTGAGACAGTATCAAAGATAATAATTCCAGTATCAACCAAGTTCCTATGAAACCTAGTAGTAACGGGGGACCCTGGATATAGTATGTTACGCTGAGAATTACTATAAGAATGTAGATCGCCTGCCAGTACAGTCTTCCATCTTTCAAAAAGGGAAAGATCAACTTCTGCTTTAACATGAGGGGGTATATCTCCTCTTACATGTGTACATAGTACGTTATTGTGTAAGCTAACAAAAGTATTATCGGGATTCTTTTCCCACTCTTTTAACTTATTATATGGGATAAAGTCAATACCTTTTAGGGAGTAATAGTCATCTACTATTTCTACTCTATGATTAATCCATTGCGTAGATCTACTAAGATTAGTTAGAAAGGTAGTATTTTTCTTTAATGCCTCATGGTTACCACTATATATAATAGTAGGAATAGAGATAGCACTTATTAAATCATAATATAATTCTAATTCTTCCATTGTAGGCAGCCTATCGAATATATCGCCACCTATTATCAATAACTCAACCTCTTTTTCTAGTCTATGTATTTGTCCAAATAAACTATGGTACCTATTTTTTGCCCATTCTATTGGTACATTTTTCTGACCTAGTTTAATATGTAGATCAGCTGTAAATAATACTTTCACTTGCAGTCACCTAATCCTTTAGCTAGCCCATATAAGTTTAATCGCTTAGTATCTGAAAGATGATAATAACTATACCATAAATGTGTAAATCTTTCTAGATCAGCTATTTCAAATTCTACTTCGGTTTCAATGTATCCTGCTACACCTTCAGCTTGATGGTACGGGCCTTTAGTAATAGTCATCTTTTTTATTGCAAGACTAAACTGTTCTCCAGCGCACATAATCCATAGTATATGGCTATAACATGTATTAACAACTAGTTTCATTTCCACGATTCCTTAGCAGCTATTATTGGATATACCCCATCTGCACTATATGTTATTTCTATATTAGGACTAAATCCAGAGTATTTCCAGTCTGTATCAGTTTTAGTCCAACAATCAATAACTATTTCATGTTCTCCCATTACCTCAATAGCACCAGAAGATTCATGTTCATCTACCATGTCCTGTAATTTTTTAATTAAATCTTTAGTTTTCATAGTTGAAAAAGCCCCGTAGCTATAAGTAACTACGGGGCCGATTTTCCTTTAGGCTAAATCTTGTGCTGCTTCTTTTTCAGCTGGACTGGCTGTATCTTCGTCAGTATTCCCCTTTGAGATCTTTTCTAGAAGTGCCTTTTGCTCTTCTGCAGAAGGTCGTGGAATCTTAGTATCGATATCTGGTTCCTTAGCGATTACTTCTCGTTCTTCTGGTGTTAGGGCACGCTTCTTGCAACGCAGTACAGATAATGTATATTCTACGTCGAAAGCATTAGAGCCAGTCTTTGTCTTTTTAAATACAACGTCCCAACCTGTATCAGCATCTGTAGGATCACCTAGATCCTCCGCCGCTTGCATGATCTGATTAAATAGCTTCTTCTTTAGATTAAGAACCTTAGCTTTTCCATCCTTAGGATCTAAGCAGTTAATGCTATATGACCAGCTGCACTTTAGGTCTGGATAGTATTCTGATACCCAGTCTGTTTCTAGGTTATCAAATTTTTCCTTTGTACGACTAAAAGCTAAACATTCCATTGGAATTGGTTTAGTACCTGCCTTTAGCCAGTACACATATCGTGGAAGAATTCCACCAAATAAGCGTACTACGTTTTCTCCATCTTGATATGCATATGCATCTGCTGAACTCTTTTGAGCTTTACCTTTTGTTTGATTAAAATTTAGTGCCATTTTTTCCTACTCGTATCTAAAGTGTATGTCTGATTTTGTTATGTTTAATAACGGATTGTGTTTTATTGCGCTAAAATTGATATCAGGATAATAAGATAAAGGTAGTATTTTTATACCATATAACTTATACAAACTGTAATCTCTCCTAGCGCATAGCTTTACGTATTGTACGATGTACGCCGTATCAATACTCTTTTTCAATTTTAATACAGGCTCTAGATTTAAAATAAAACTAGAGCCTCGCATATCTAATTTAATTCTCTTAACTCCCTTACGTGCACTAGGAAGCTTTTTATAGTATAAAGTTTCTAAAATAGATATAAAGGTGGAAGAATTATCACATGACTCTTTCTCCAAATTTTCTAAGTTAAAGAAAAAGGTCATATTTTCACCTTTGAATATATTATATCACTAATGAATAACTCGTGCAAGTACAAATTTTATACGCTCGATACTTCCCAACCTTGCTCTAGATAGAACTTAAAGCGTAGATTGTTTTGCTTTTTATCAGCGGGACCAGAGAACTGTATATCTATTACTTCAGGAGGAAGTTTACTAGGATGCATTCTCATTATGCGTCCTATTAATTGTTCTAGTAGTACTTCGTTAGCAATTGGAGTCGCAAGTATAATGCAACTCAATCTATTCATCGAGATCCCTTCGGAGAAGATTGAGCGCGAAGCAGCCACGCAAGTGGTTTTTCCTTCTTCAACTCTGTCTCCGATGGCTTTTCTTTCTTCGAAGCTGGTCTCCCCAGTAATGCACAAACAGTTTTCACCTATAAACTCCTTTACATTATTAAGAAACTCCACTCTATCGGCAATAACTAAAACACTATGTCCTCTTGCCATCTGTGTTTTTGCTACCACACCAATATACTCCTGGTAGTCCGGATCATATAAAAGTGTATTTATCTTTTTTGCCCAAATCTCTCCGTGTGCTAAACTTACTCCTGGGCGCAGCAACCTAACAGTTGGGTTAAGTGTGTTACTTTGTGCTGGTTTAAATAGCTTTGAACCAAAATAGTCCTTTAATACTACGTGTTTTCCATCTTTTCTTACAACCGTACCTGACAATCCTATTCTATATCTAGCATAACTAGGATCGGAAAAAGTACTAGCCGGTATGTGGTGTACTTCGTCGGTAACTATAAGACCAAATTCTTTTGATAACTTAAGAGCATTTTTAGTAAGGGTTTGAATGTTACCTACTACAATAACTGAATCATCGTCGTATTCGCCTGAGCCTATAACTGCTGGTGTAAATCCAAACATTTTTTCTACGGCCTCTACCCATTGATCTCTTAGTAGGGTATTATGCGCAACTATTAGTGTTTTTTGGCCTAATTTATGCACAGCATGTAAGGCACAATAAGATTTCCCCCATCCTACTGGAGCATTAATAATACACGTATCAGTTAACTCATCTAATACTAGCTGTTGTTCGCTGCGAGGCGGCACCCTAGGATTAGGAAAGGGCATATCTACAGTAACCCGTTTATCTAGTATTTCGTATCCTTCCGGAATAAGATCAGTACGTCCCTGTGGAATACTAATAATATCTCTAGGAAGAATTTTATAGTTCTTAATTACCTCTATAACGGTATGTTTGCCACCTCTACCCGCACCCTTATGCTGAATTTTATAAGTTAGAGCATTCTTAATATCGTCAAAACCTTCTGGCGGTTTATTTAAATAAATTCTATTTGATATTACTGCTTTCATATTAAATGTACGTACACTCTTAGTTTGTATTTTCTAGCGGTATCTACCATATGACCTGTGCCTTTACTAATACCATCCCATAATGCTAGCAAAGCCTGTGCATTTTTAGCCATTTCTATATTTCTTTTTAGACCCGCAAAATTATCATACTTTTCACCAATTCTCCATACTGCTGGATAGTGATAACAAGATATATCGCAGTCCCAAGCCCACTGCCTACCTAGTTCATCCGCACCTTTAGCCATACCGCATAGTACCGACGTAGGTTCCCAACCGCAACTATCTAAGGCGGCCAATAGAATATAGGGATCTGTAATAGTTCTAGATCCTGCTATGATTGTTTTCATATCATTCTCCTGGTACTTTTTAATTCTTCAGGATACGTGCCATATAATATATACCCTAAGCCATACTTTAACAGTCCAGCATATTTATTTTCTATAGGAGGTAAGTATAGGGTTTTAAATCTATTAGCTAATCCTTCTACCTCAAGAAGGGCTCCCCCTGATGGAATAGCTATTACCTTTTTTATTTTTTTAAATATTAATTTAATACTGGTGTCTTTTTTATACTGAAATATTGTCCCATTACTATCAATAAACCAAGTAGTGCGAGTAGCTAACTTAATAAAGTCAGCTAGGAAAAACATAGCCTTTCCTAGCTTTTTTAATTTAACTTTATTTTTTGATAGTTCTAGCCTTCTTAGTGCTAGTGTTGGTTTATCTATATTTTTATCGTCAATAATCTGATATACATGCTTTGGAATTTCTTCTTCATCAGTATATTGACGATAGTATAATGCTACTCCATTTTGAATGATAGGTTTATCCATCCCCAGTCTATAGACGGGAAAGCTTATTTGATTCAAGCTTATAGAATTTGTTCCATTTTCCAAACGAATAATCCTTTCCTATTTCTTGGTCTACTCCAATTGGGCAACCAGGAATAGAACATCCTCTATCTTTTTGTGTATTACGCTTTAGGATTTCACAATATACTGGAATATCTTCATCTTTTACAATTCCAACTATTGAGTCGTGAACGAGCATGATAATTCTAGCGTCAAGATTTCGTTCCTTAATTTCGTTGGCAGTGTCAATTGCCCCAAGTAGATTAACGTCGGAGCAGATAGACTGGATCTCTGAATTAATTCCTGATCTAATCTCGTGAGCAGCAATTCCTTTATCTGAGGAAAATACGTTAACAAGCCTGCGTTTTCTACCAAAGAAAGAATAAGTGAATCCGTTAGCTTTAATAAATTCTTCACGAGATTTTAACCACCTCTTTAACTTATTGAACTTTGTAAAGTATGAGTCAATGTCTTCTCTAGCTCTGTCTATTCCGTAATATTCTCCAGTAGATTTAGATACTGTATCTGATACTTTTTGAGGACCTGATCCATATAAAATTCCAAAAGAAATAGCTTTTGCTGATTGTCTTTCCGCCTTAAATAGTTCCTTAACTGCAGAAGCCTCGCAAGTAAGATCAAAAACCATCTTAGCAATGGAACTGTGAAAGTCTTCTCCTGTTGTAAATACTTTCTGTAGATTTTTATCCTCTGAAAGTACTGCTGCATAGTACATTTCACCTGTTTGTAAGTCTTGAGATACTACTGAGTACCCTTCAGGAGCTACTATACATCCTTTGATGATTGGGTCATCTCTTGGGATTTGTTGGGCATTGAACTTACCTGAGCTAGATAAACGACCTGATGTAGTAAAGATTAGGTTAAAATTTGTCCTAATTCTTCCATCCCTATCAAGTTCGGGCAGGATCTTGCTGATGTACGTGTTACGGATTTTGCCCAGTTGACGTACTTTAAGTATTGCTGCTGGGAGAGGGTGTTCTTCGGAAAGTTCTTCCAAGACTTCTGCGTCAGTAGAAATTGCACCAGTTGCTGTGAGTTTTCCGGTAGGGGTAAGTCCCAGATAGTCGAACAGAACTTTTCGTAGTTGTTGGACTGAATTCGGATTGAAGATAGCACCCTGGTCTTTTTCAAACGTTTTAATTTCCTCAAATTCATATATCTTTTCCTTTGCCTTAGTAATTTCTTCTTCTAAATATGAATCAGCTGCCTGAAGTCGTTCCCTAGACATAGGGATACCAGCTTCTTCCATATCCATTAGTAATAACGTACCAGGTATAAGAAGGCTAAAATAGAGGCTACTAAATTTAGCGTTAGCAAATAATATTTTACTAAATTTTTCATATAACTCTAATGTTACAGCAGTATCTACAGAAGCGTATCTAGAGATTATATCGAAAGGAATTAAGTCATAAGTAAATTCCTCTTCTAGAATACCATTATCTCTGCAATACTGCTTTTTAAAATCTTCTAATTCGGAGTCGTAGTCTCCAAAAGAAGTATACTTAATAGCAAGATGCTTTAAACCATGTGAACTATTCTCATCAAGAATATAGTGCATTACCATAGTATCATGTATGGAGTTTCTGTTAAATATTACTCCTAAATGATACTGCATCATTTTAATATCGAACTTCATATTGTGAAATATGATTTCAAACTTATCTATAATTTGCTGTAATAAATCAATACACTCTTCGTCTAATACATCGGTTGAAATGTATCTACCGTGATTCTTTTTATATGAGAGGGATACTCCTATCACATATCCATCTCTAGGATACAGTGCGGTTGTTTCCGTATCCATACCAATATATTTAGAATCAGAGGATAATACTTCTAATAGAAATTCTTTGGCTTCTTTAACAGTATCAATTCCTTTAAAGTCACCTAGACTCAAAGGATTTTTTAGTTGTCCGCTAATATAGGCTTTTACTTTTTCAATAGATCTATCAAAATCAGGCTTACCTTCTGGCTTAAAGGTAAGCATAGCGGGATTACTAATACATATAAACTTATCTTTAATTAGTTGTCCAGCATAATTAGTTACTGAAGTTATTTTTGCATATTCTTTTGCTGCTTCAGATCCAACTAAAATAACAAAGTCATAGTAGTCTAAATCAATTTCTAAATCAACATCTTTTTTGAGCAGTTTTTGAATAGGAACACTACTCATGTGAAAGTGTTCAAATTCAAAATCAAAATATTTACTATAATTATTACGACTTGGAGCTTTATCTATAATAGCTACTTTCACGCGTTATGCCCTTTATGGTTAGGATCTTCATAATGTTCTACTACTTTATCACAAATCGTACAAGTTTTAACAATAGTTACAGAGGATAGATAATCATATCCTCCTGAACAATAATTTCTGTCAGTTTTAATAGTAGGATGTGAACACTGTCTTTCTAAAGTAGCTTTCATTTCTTGTAGTTTTTTGTGATCTCTTTCTAGAGACTTTTTAAGTTCATTAATAAAGTATTTTTGCATTACTAATTGCGTGATATCTACACTCACTTTACATATTCCTTTATTGTATCAACTTCTTCTTGTGTTAGACTGCCTGGATCCTCGTCTTCTGGACATTTAATTTGTTCTACCTCAAAGCCTTCGGCAGCGATTAATGGTTCTAATTCTTCTGCTGCTTTCTGTCCAGGAACGTCTCCGTCCAAAAATAAGTATATCTTTCTTATTCCCTGCACTTTGTATATTAGCAGTTTATCCTTAATATTTAACTTTAAAGACTGCGTACCAAATATAGATACGACATTGTCTAATCCTTTATCATATAGATTTAAAGCATCAAATATACCTTCAACTAATATAATGTAGTTCTTATCTGTATTTATCTTTTCAGGGTAGCATCCTATACGAACGTGAGCAGGATAATATAAATATCTAGGTTGCGCATCCGACAAAGTGTGTCTAGCAACATATACACGTATTTTTCCTGTAATGTCCCTAATAGGAAAAATAATTCGGTCTTCTAGTTCTTTAACTTCTGCTGTTGTAAATGCTTCAAACTTAGCTAATGTTTCAACACTAATGCCTCTAAATTTTTGTTTATAAGGCCTGGCACCCTCAAGTTCGCTTAACTCCACTAATTTTAATGCTTGTAATTTATCCTTTAACTTCTGCATCTTTATAGATGTTAAAGGTGGATTAATATCGTATTTCTTAAATAGGTTACCTCTGTGCCCACAGCTAAAACAGTTAAATACGCCTGTAGTTTTGTCAATGCGCATACTAGGATTAGAGTCTTCATGCTCCGGATTAAAGCACTTAACTACATAGTCTCTACCGGAGACTCTAAATGGAATCCCTTTATCTGATAATAGTTTTCCTACTATTTCCATGGTGGTACTTCAGCTAAATCATTAGCCTCTTCTTCTACTTTACTATTCTTTCCAGCACGTTTAATTGCTGGTTGCTTAGGTTCTGGTAAGTCTACTGGAGTACTGGATATTCTTAGAGTGTGTTTATTTAAAGGACTAGCAAATTTCATAGCGGGACCGCCACGTATCTTAGTAAGATTGAATTCAAGTGTACTTTCTGACTCTCCACCATGTACTTTCATAGTCATGGCAATATCTGCTGCATCTAAGATGCCTTTTCCAAATCTTGCTTCTCCAGTATTGTCAATCTGATATGGAGAAATCATTACTACCTCATGCTTTCTAGACAGATCTTTTAGTTTCTTAGAAATAATTGTTTGATATTTCCAATCATATTGATCCATTCCTTCCATAGTAATTTGATTTAGGTAGTCAACAATTACTACTTTTAAACTATCTCCAAACTTAGATTTTAGTTTACCTAAATGTAGATCAATAGAGCTGATAGATAGGGCTCTATCATCAATTAATATCATCTGGTTATTATCTTTTAGCTGTTTGGAACGTACAAGCTCATACTCAAACTTAAATTTATCCTTATCTTTAATATAGTTTAAAACTAAATCGTCTGCATCTTTGAACATGCCTGCTCTAGCTCTAATTACTTTTAATAGTTCTTGGTCTGTTAAAGTATTTTTCTTTAATGATAAATAAGGTACATCTGCCAATATAGATAAGTTTCTTTCTAGTACTTCGTGTGCAATCATTTCAATACTAAAATACACACAAGAATTACCTGCTTCATATTGGTTAATCATCAAGTTGCTACATGTTAGTGATTTACCTGATCCACGCATACCACCAATAAGAATTAATTCTTGTCTAGCTACACCGCCTAGTACAGAATCAAATGTATTATTTAATCCTAGATGAACTCTTTCTGTATCTAACTGTTCTGAAGTTCTAAATAGCACTATATCAGCCATATTGTAAACACCTTCTGTAGTAAGTGTTTTATCGTCTAACTGTAGTACTATATTAGCTAAATTTTCCTTTATTTCACTAGTTTCATATATAGGTAGCTTATCTATAAATTTATCCAGCATATCCACAGTTTGGTCCTGTGTATATTTATCAATTAAAGCATCTAGTGCTACTTCTGCACTAATGTCCGGTTCATCAACCAGTTTAACAATAGCTAGAGTCGATAGTATAGGGGCTTCTCTTAGAGAGACCTCTAATTCCTCAAATGTAGGAATTTCACCATATCTATCGTAGTGTCTTGTAATAGCTCTAAATAAATTAGTATATGCGGAATCAATAAATGCTAGCTTCAGCTTACTCCATACATCTAGATTCTTTTCTAGTAATACTTTGTTTAGTACGATTGCTGAAGTATCTACCATATTATGTAACCCTTGACTCGTTATCTATAATTACACTATCTAAAATTTCTTCTAGTTTGGATAGTACTTCTGCGCGTAAAACTTTAATGTCTGTTTGGTAGCTGTACTTATTATCATACAATAATGATAACTGTCTATAAGTAACTATTTGTTGTAGTGCAAAGTAAAGTAGATCGTGTGGCGCAAGTGAATCTGCATAAACTTCCGTTTTTACAGATGGTCCATGTAAGTGACGAGCTTGTTTTACTACTTCTTCTACAGTAAGAGAAGTATCGTCGTGATATGTTAATGTTACCTTCATTTTTATTGTATTAGTTATTTACATAATAACTTACGTCAGTCATTATGTAAAAGACCAAGTAAATAAGGCCAGAGTCTGTTATAACTCTGGCCTTAAAATTAACTACCTAAATTATCAGGCAGCTGCGCTCTTTGCTTCGGCCTTAGCCTTCTTATCTGCTCCCTTATAGTCGGCAACATTAATGCCACGACGGGTTAGTAGAGTTCTTACGCCTCTTTCTGTCTTATCTACTGCCTTAGCAATAGCTGATACAGTCATACCACTTAGTGCGTTGCCTAGTGCTGCAACAGCGTCAACTACGTCCTTAGCATGCTTTTCCTTCTGTGCAGGAATCTTGCTAATTTCTCCTGAACGTGTTAGCGATAGTGCCTTACCACGTACGCTTGGAACTGACTTACCTAGGGCTGCAGCAATTTCTTCAATGAAATTACCTGCGTTTGCCATCTTAATGAAGGTAGCTTCTTCCGCTGGAGTATAGGTACGAGCTGCTTCAACCTTTTCAGCTGGCTTAACCATTCCAGTTAGTTCTAGGGCTAGTAGCTTACCTTGAATTTGCTTAGCACTAAATTCACCTGGAAACTGTTCAGCAATTTCCTTATAGGTAAACTTACCTGCATTAGCTTGAACAAAATCACTTAGATCAGCAGTTTGTTCATCGCTAAAGGTTGCTACCTTTTCCTTAGCCATTGAGGCTACTTCAATATCAAGTTGACGAAGTTTTGATGCAACTGAACGAGTAGTAACACCAAGTGCTTCTGCTGCTGCTTCTACTGTGGCTACTGTTACAGGAGTTTCATCCCCTACAATTCCTAGTAGCTTATTAACATTTTCTTCGTTCCACTTTTTATTTGTTTCTGACATTTAATTAATTTCTTTCAAAAGATCATTTAGATCGGTTATAATTGTAACGCCGTATTGTTCGGCCTTTTCTCTTTTACTAGACATACTATCGCCTTCATCTACTAGAAAATCCAATGATTTAGTTACTGAATCTACTAGTTTGTAGCCTGCGGCATTAAGTGAGCTTTCTGCGTCGGCTTTCTTCTTGAAGGATTTAAGTTTTCCTGTAATGCAGACTGTCTTCATATCTGCACTAGTTTCTTTATATTCACTGTATGTAAAAGGTAAAAACTCTTTAAGTTCCTTATACTCAGTTTCAAGCCAGTTAAGAATATTTTGAGTAACTTTCTCTCCTAGACCCGCCTCCCTACATTTAATTTCTGTAATATCATCAATAGACTTAATTACTGTAGCTAGCTTTTTGGAAGCTGTGCCTCCTACTAATGGAATAGAAAAAGCTTCCAAAATTGTAGCAATATTTGCATTTTTTGCAGCCTCAATCTCCTTGAGAAGCTTTGTTGCTACCTTTTCTCCGACTTGTTCCGCCACTTCTTCGTATGACATATAAAATAATTCAGTTAAATCTTGTAACTGAAGTTTTTCTACTGTCTTAGGACCAATACCCTTAATACCCAGCGTTTTGGCAAAATGCTCTAGTTTTTTATTTAGTTGTGCTGGACATGCGGTATTGCGGCAAAACAATTGATCCTTTACTTTTTCTAAAGGATACTGACAGGATGGGCACTCGGTTGGCTCATGTATAAAATTAGTGGACGCTTTTTCATTCATTATGTTAATATTATACAATAATTAGTATCGTTGTGCAAGTTAAAATTTTTGATGCTAGGCTTCAACTTTATGCGTGACTTTTGGAACAATATCACCTGAGCGCTCTACACCGATAGTATCACCTATTCTTAGATCTAGTGCTCTAATAAATGCGATATTATTTAAAGTAGCTCTACTAATAATAGCTTCTCCGATTTTTACTGGAGATAAAATTGCTACCGGAGTCACCTTACCAGATTTACCTGTCTGCCACTTCACATCTAGTAATGTAGTTTCTACTGCTTCATTACGTTGCTTTAACGCATATGCACCTCTAGGGTGTTTGGCGGTATAACCAACTGAATAAAATTCAGTGTATTTATTTAATCTAAACAC